ATTAAAGTCCTCATAGGCCGCATTTAGCGCCTCTTCTACCGCTGGCGGTAGCTTTTGGACATTAGTGACTGTTTGATTGCCGCCGCCCTTACTCATTGGTCAAATCCTTTTTAAAAGTTATGTAGGCTTGCTCCCAACCGTGCGGTGCGAGAAAACGTGACCACGCACGACGACCATACCCTTCTAAGTGAGAGCATTCGTTGCGCTTTGCATGTGTCTCTATCGCTTCTTGAGCCATTCCTAGCCATTCCTTCATTCTTGTCCCGCCGATGAAATCCATCGCCATCGCTTTTGTGCGGGGGTAACTAATTATGCGTGTCGTAATCACACCGACAAACTCACCTTTTTCTTCGTCAACCGCGACCCAAACGAGATACACGCCAGCAAGCGCGGCCTCGTAAACGTCTTGAATTTTGATTAACTCTGGGTTGAGGCTTACGGCCTTGTCCAAAAGAGGTGCCACATGCTGCCAGACATCCGGTAACATCTGGGGCGCAATAGGAGTAATTTTCATGCGATTACGATATAAATGGACGTCCTGTCCGTCTGAGCGTTGTTGGCGTGAGTTATTGTGACACTCTGCTTAGAACGCGCTGATAGGTACATTGTGCCGCCACCTTGCTCTGCTGCGGCGTGTGCAGTTGTTGGTGTGAATGCAATCACACTCTCTGATCCAACGCGGTAGTCTGTCACCGTAGTTGTCGTCGTGCTTGCAGAAAGCGTAACCTCGCCCGCTGCGTTTATCTTTCCATCCACCAACAGATTAACGACGTTTGCCGTTTCTCTCGGTGTGCCGCCGTTTGCTGGCAGCTTAATATAGTTAATTTCTGTCATCGTTTGCCAAGTGTAACTGCGTCAACATCTACACCAAGAGCATATCGCCAAGTACCAGATGCATTCACTCGCACCCTGTGATATCGACCACTTGCCCGCGCGGGGCAATTGTTGTCGTCATTTATAGCGACTGCATCACCAAAGGATGTGCTATCTATTTGTCTGCCGCGCGAACCAATTTGCACCGTCAAAGTCGGGGGAACGTCCCTTGCAGTGACATACGGCGTAACCCCGCGAATGACTGACTGCCGCATAGGGGCAGCCTCAAATTCAGTCGTTTCAAGCACAGCATCTAACGGCTGACCTGTAAGGGTTTGCAGCTTTTTATCCTTACTTGCCGACAACTGGAAAAATCCACCAGTGTAAAAACGACTATCCAAGGACGTTTGCAGTGCATCTAAGCTACTGCTTAGGCTATCAAGACCCTCAAGTGTCATACTAGGCGTTAGTGATTGACCTATAAATTCGTGATCTAGGTGTATTAATGACCACTTTTGAACGGCATAGTTGTAAACAAGTATTCTGTTAGGCTCACCAGTGCTTTCCCGATTGGCATATGACCACATGACCGTCTGGTTTTCTGGGTCAATTGCTGCACTAAGGCGATCTATGTACTGAAACTTTAGGTCGTCAAAAAAGAAGTTGTCTACCTTTTCTGCACCAATCGGGACAGACCGACTACCGTCGAAGAAAAAGAAACCATCATCTGCCAGATAAAAAACCTGTGTAGGGCCAAGGGCCGCAACCGAGTTCGCATAGTTACAGCCGTGTCCTGTCTCAACCTTTTCAAAGGTAAAGATTAACGGCGACCCAACGTATTGCATCCGCGCAATGGCTTTTTCAAGCAACACAACGCCAAACTCACCGCCGACAAGGCCAGTAATATGCCCCGCATCAGCAATGTCCTGAACGTCAGCCTGTGCTGTGCCTACCGTCCAGGCATCAGCATCGTTGATTTGCGACCAGCGAACACGGGAGCGATAAGTTGAACTGCTGTAAGTCACGTTGCCAGTTACAACAAAGTCTCTCACCACAGCCATGTACTTTGCAGCAGGAGCGCCAGAAATAGCTGAAAACGCAGTGTCAGTCCCAACTGTAAATTTTTGAAGTGTGTCATTATCACTACCACAAGCAATAACGTCATCGCCAAATTTAACAAACTGCCATTGCTCATTCCCAGAAAGGGTATATCCGCCAGTGTCACTTACATCAGCCAAAGCAAATGTGCCGTTGTTCATTTTATAAAGTTTGCCAGAGTCACCAACAAAAGAAAAAACTTCATTGCTATTATTTTTAGTCGCGTAAATGCCACGTATTCTGTTGTCAGCAGCAGAACTTAATTCAGACAAACCATAAAACGGCCTATACCCACGCGCGGCAGGAATTACATTCTGCGCTACCGTCGTGCCTGGGTTTTGAAAGTCTGACTGATCTGGAAGCCAATCACCAAAAGGTATCATTGAACCAACCACCTATCTGTACCGACAATACGACTTTGGAACACGGCTGTCGCCGGAATGATGTCAGTCCAAGCCTCACCCATTTCCTCAGCCTCAACTGTTGCCGTGATCGTCATATCACCCGACCCATCATAAGCAGCTTTGTAATTCAAACCGCTTGTGCCCGTAATCGCTATGCTCTCGTCTGCACCAAATACAAATTTAGGCTTAACCTCGCCTGTCGCTGTTATCGCTAGGTCGGCGCTTGCTGACATGTCAACAACAGTCGTCGCCGCAACAGCAGTCGCCGTGATGGAAATAGTAGCAGAACCAGTAAATCCAGCTTTGTAAAACGCACCACTTGCAGCAACAGAAAATGCACCTGTGACACTTGCCGCGAAAGATACTTTACGCCCCGCAGTTGCAGTGCCAGTAATCGCAATGCTCTCAGCCGCAGTAACCTCGAAACGATTGATGTTATCAAGGTATTCTAACGTGCCGTAAGCATCTAAGCTGTCAAGCGTTCCCCAATTGTCGAGTTGTTCGAGTGTGGGGCCGAGAATTTCAGCCATGTTTATGCAGCCGTAATGTCGATATCACCTGATACGATACGCACGATATCCCCAGAGGCAATTGCCTTGGATACTGTGAATGCGCCGTGAATTAACAAGTTCCCGCCTGTTGATGCATCAAAAACACCCCAATGGCTGACTGTTCCCCAAGACCCTGTTGCCGCAGAAAACTCAAGGGTTGAGTCATTTGAGGTTGTGCCGCTTGCAGCAGTCGCAAACGAAACTGTGATCCGGCTGTAGTTGTTTCCTGTCAACTCAGTGCCAGAGTTGTCGTCATTAAATGAAGCTGTAGACAGCCCCAAATAAACAGTGGACGGCATTGTGTATGCCGTAGTTCCTAAAACGTGATCCAAAACCTTGTTCTCAAGGTAATCTGACATTGCACTCATTGTTACGCTCCTAGATATTCAGATTTCATTGCCAGCGCCCCTGAGTAGAACGCTTTGTCATTGTCCCGCTTGATTTCATCAATCGCCCGCGAAAACAGACCGTCATATTGCGCTGCCCGCGCCTCATCCATCAGGTAAATGTATGCCGCAGACAGCGACCCATATAGGTAGACGTCTGGGTGGCGTGTCAGAACCGTGTTCGTTAGGTTTGCATCTGACAATGCTGAGACATTTTCTGAGTAGATGATTTCAATTGTGTAAGATGAATCTGGGATTGGTCGCATAGCAATTTCAGCGCCAATAACCGTGTAATACTTTGGTCGCCCGCCACCAGATGTAGAATAAGCCTCGTAGTAGTCCTTCGGTGAGGCGTAGTCCAAAACATCAACAGGGTCAGTGTTTAGCTTGACCAAGCGAATAGACCTTAAATCAGTCGGCAAAGATATAAACTCGTCACCAGAGGTCGTAACAGCAGTTGCACGTTTTTCCTGTGAACGTGTTTCCAGTTCACGGCTCATACGTGCCTCAGCAAGTGAGATAAACTCAGGCAAGCGATCTGTTAAATCAGAACGCGCCAAGAAATTGCCGAGAGCCGTCTGTAACTCTGTGTAAGTTGTAATCGCCATTATACCAGCCTACCGCCTGTTGCTTTGAAGCCTTTGTTGTCTTCAAGCCATTTCAACCACGCTTTCGGGTTGTCCTTCGGCTGACCGAATTTTTCCAAAAGGTGATAGTAAACCACAGTCGGTATCTCACCGATCTTGTGTTTGTGTTTCTGTGTGTTGCCGATCATGGAGCCGTAGCGATATTCGTTGGCGCTCTCT